TGCCCCCGCTGGGGGGCTGATGCTGACCGTCGGCGAGCACCGGAAGCGGTACGTCGCGCTCGAGGCTGAGGCGTCCAGTTGGAGAGATCACTGGCGCAGCATCGCGGAGCAGGTGCGGCCGCGCTCCGTGCGCATGCTGGCGCAGGACGTCACGACGCAGGGTCAGCGCAAAGACTCCAGCATCGTCAACGGCACGCCCTTCTTCGCCTCGCGCACGCTGGCCGCTGGCCTGATGGGCGGCATCACCAGCCCAGCTCGCCCGTGGTTCCTGCTGTCAACGCCCGACAAGGAAGTGGCGAAGAGCGCCGCGGGGCAGGTGTACCTCGAGGAGGCTTCCCGGGAGATCCGCGAGGCCTTCGACCGCTCGAACTTCTACAACGCCCTGCACAGCATCTACGCGGACCTGTCCGACTTCGGCACCTCGTGCTGCATCATGGAGGAGGACGAGGAAGACTCGCTGCGCCTCTTCCACGTGCCCGTTGGGAGCTACTTCCTCGCGCAGTCCGACAGGCTGGCGTGCGACACCCTCTACCGCCGCACCACCATGACGGTGCGGCAGCTCGTGCGGAAGTTCGGCCTCGATGCCGTGTCGCTGGCCGTGCGCACGATGTGGAACGAGAAGCGCCTCGAAGAGAACGTCGAGGTGGTGCACTGCATCATGCCGGCTGAAGACGCCGTCGCGCAGCGCGAGGCGAACGGCAAGCCGTGGGTGTCGCTCTGGTGGGAGGAGAAGACGCCGGCCGACGACGAAGGCGCCTCGCGCTTCCTCCGCGTGTCCGGGTACGAGGAGAAGCCCTTCTTCGCGCCCAGGTGGGAGACGACGGGCGAGGACGTCTACGGCACCAGCCCGGGCATGACGGCGCTGGGTGACTGCCGCGCGCTGCAGCTGCTTGAGAAGCGCAAGGCTCAGCTGATCGAGAAGTCCTACAACCCGCCGATGGCCGGGCCCGCGTCGCTGCGGAACACGCCCATCAGCCTGCTGCCCGGCGGCTTCACGCCCGTCGACTCACCCGGCGCTGGGCAGGCCTTCCGCCCCGCGTACGAGGTGCAGCCCAACGCCATCGAGCGCGTCTCGCAGGAGATCGCCATCACCGAGGCCCGCATCAAGCAGGCCTACTACGCGGATCTCTGGCTGATGCTGTCGCAGGCAGACGGCGACATGACGGCCCGCGAGGTGGTGGAGCGCCGCGAAGAGAAGATGCTGCAGCTGGGCACGGTGCTGCAGAAGTTGAAGGACGAGCTCCTCGATCCAGCCGTCACCCGCTGCTTCGCCATCCTCAGCCGTCAGGGCCGGTTGCCTCCCCCGCCCCCTGAGATGAAGGGGCAGACGCTGCGGATCGAGTTCCTCTCCATCATGGCCGCTGCGCAGAAGCTGCAGGGCGTGACGGGCGTCGAGCGCATCGCGGTGTTTGTGCAAACGCTTTCACAGACGAACATCGAAGCGGCCGACACCATCGACATTGATGCGGCCGTGAAGGCGTATGCCGACATGGTGGGCACGCCGCAGGCGCTGCTGAGGGCTGACGACGACGTGAAGGCGCTTCGGGCGCAGCGTGCCAAGGCGATGCAGCAGCAGGCTGCTGCGGCTGGTGCGCAGCAGAAGGCCGACGTCGCGCAGACGCTCGCGGACACCGACACGGCCGGCAACAACGCCCTCACTGAGATGATGCGGGGCGTGGGTGCGCGATGACGCTACCCGTGAAGCAGCGCCCGACGCCCGTCACGTGTCTGGCGGTTGAGACGGAGCTCGGCGCGTGGGACGTGCGCGACAGCGCCATTCTCTCCATCAGCATTCGGAACACCGGGGTTGAGGCGCTGACGCCGTACCTCAAGGCGCGAATCGACCTCTCCGAGCCCTACGGCCCCAGCCCGCTGACGTTCAACACGCCCTCCGGCGACGGCATCATTCAGCCCGGCGAGACGGGGCGCGTCGACGTCGACTGTGGGGCGAACCTCGAGGTGGCCGCGTACGGCCAGGCGGCCACGGTTTCCACCACCGTGATGGTGACGGCGCGGCCAGACGAGGGGAGCCGATGAGAGAGCGTGAGAAAGCCGGGGTTGTGGTGGCGCTCTGGTGCTTCATCGTCGCTGTGCAGTTGGTCGCGTGCATGGCCGACGCGCAGCCGGCCTCCCTCAACCTCAACGGGCAGCCCCTTACGGCCGTGCTGTGCGACGGCGGTGTGGTGTGCAGCCGGCGCGGCTCGGTCGCCACCATCATCGTCACGGCCAGCGGCGGCACGGGCGGCACGTCTGACTTCGACGGCGGCTACAACGTCGTCGAGGACGAGGGCGTGCCGCTGACGAAGCGCACGACGCTGAACATGGTGGGCTCGTCCGTCACCTGCGCCGACACGGGCGGTAAGACGGTCTGCACCTTCACGGGCGGTGGCGGCTCCGTCAACACCGCGTCGGGCGTCGCGTCGTTCGACGGCGGGACGCTCGACACGCTCACCACCGTGACGGCTGCGTGGGCGTCCGGTGCATCTGTCATCACCTGCGTCCCGACCGGCGAAGAGGCCAGCGTCGAGGGCCTCATCACCACCGTGCTGTCGCAGGCGGCTGGCTCTTTCGTCGTTCGCGCCGAGCCGCGCAACGGCTCTCACTGGGGCACGCTGCCCTTCGTCTGTTTGGGGAACTGAATGCGCCTCCTTCTCTTGCTGTCCCTCGTACCCGCCCTCGCCCTCGCTGACGTCACCGTCAACGGCACCGTACAGGTGGTGGCAGACGGCGGCTTCCAGCTGAACGACTCGCGCGGCCAGACGCTGCGCTTCGCGGACAACCGCGTCGACATCGGACGCGACGCCCCGCTGTTCCGTGACGTCTTCGTCGGCTCGGCAGTCGCCGGACACAACAAGTGGGCGCAGTCGATTCTGACGCAGACAGCGACGGTTGCGGCGGGCGCCATCACCCTCAACGCGTCGGCCATCACGACGCTCAACACCTACTCGACGCTCCTCACCGTGCCGAAGTTCAGAGGGTACGCGGACGGGGCGCTGTACTTCCACGGGCGCGCGCGGCCGAACAACCTACCGCAGACGAACGCGCTGGCCGAGTTCGGCTTCGGCAACGCGCTGACGAACGCAGCGCCGACGGACGGCGCGCTGTTCAGGTGGAATGCCTCCGGCGCGTTCGAGTGCGTCAACATTCGCAGCAGCACCGAGACGTCGGCAGTGATGACGGCGCCGACGGCTGGCGTCTATTCGTACTTCGCCATCGAGGTGTGGGCCGACAAGCAGGTGTGCCGGTACTCGACGCCCAGCACCGGCTTCACGGAGACTGTCACCATCACCGCGCCGTCGGGCGCGCCAGGCTCGTTCGGTGAATCGCCGGGCGGCATCATGCGCGTCGTCAACGGAGCCATCGCTCCGGCCCTCGCGCCGCAGCTTGTCGTCGGCCTGTTTGAGGCGTCCATCAAGGTTCAGGACGTCGTGCGTGGCTCGGCCGAGGGTGCGGCGACGAGCGGCCTGTCTGGCGTCTACCTGCCCACCACGGGCGCGCAGACGACCAACCACGCCAACAGCACGAGCCCCACGTCGGCGACGCTGAGCAACACGGCGGCCGGGTACGCGACGCTCGGCGGGCGCTTCCAGTTCGCCGCGCCGGTGGGTGCGGCCACCGACTTCGCGCTGTTCGGCATCGCGGTACCCACAAGCTTCCGTCTCGTCGTGACGGGCATTCGCATCTCGACGTGCAACACCGTGGTGGCCGTGGCGACGACGCCAACCATCATGGATTGGGGCATCGCCACGGGCTCGACAGCGGTGTCTCTGGCTACGGTGGACGCCACCACGGCGACCGTCACCACCCAGCCTCGACGCCTGCCGCTGGGGCAACAAGGCTTCGTAGTGGGTGCGTTGGCTGGAGCGTGCGCGCCGGACCTCGTGATGACGTTCCAGAGTCCCATCACCGTCGAGTCGGGCCGGTTCTTCCACGTCATCCTGCAAGTCCACACCGGCACAGCGACGGCCACCGAAATCTTTCGCGGCGACGTCTTCGTCGACGCTCACTGGGAGCAGTGACATGGAAACCATCGTCCTCGCCGGGCTGGCGTTGAACCTCCTCGGGCTGGGCCTCGTCGCCTGGGCTGTGCTGCGGCGGAAGGCGGAGGTGGCGCCGGTCGACCACCACGGGCTGCGCCTCGCTCGAGCTGCGCTGGCGGCCGCGAAGCAGCAGCACCCCGAGGCCAGCGGGGACGACCTCATCCGCAAGTCCGTCGTCGTCTTCCGCGAGCTCGACCTCGGTGAAGACGGCAAACGCGACTTCAGCGACAGGCAGGCGGCCTTCTACGTGCGGGCCTCGCTGTGACGGAGCAGACGCCCGAGCAACGTGAAGACGCGCTCGAGCGCCAGCAGCGGCTCGAGCAGGAGGATCTCGAGTCCGTCCTGTCCATCGCGCCCGGGCGCCGGCTGCTGTGGAACCTCATTGAGCGCAGCGGTGCCTTCGGGGCTTCGTATTCTCCAGACACGCACGAGATGGCCTACACCGAGGGGCGCCGCAGCACGGGCCTCGAGTTGCTGCTGCGCATCCAGCAGCGCACGCCCAACCGCTGGCTCGAGATGCTGGCCGAGACGATGGAAGCGCGGGCCTCGAAGCAGCGCTGAGAGCGTGTCCGCAGTGCGGCTGATGGTTGCCGCATGTCGACGCCCAACGCCACGACTCCCGTTGCTCCCGCCGCCGCTGGTGCTGCTCCTGCCGAGGGCACTGCGCCCGCTGCTGGTGCTGCTCCCGCTGCTGGTGCTGCTGCGACGTCGACGGCGCCGGCCGCGAAGGGCTCCGTCTTCGCGAAGGAGTTGCCCGCAGAGACGAAGGACGCCGAGACGAAGCCGGCCGACGCGCCCGCGCCGGTCGAGCTCGACCTCCCCGAGGGCTTCGACGCGAAGGCTGGCGAGACGCTGAAGGCGCTGGCCGGCCGCCTGGGCCTCGACAAGACGAAGGGCGGCGAGTTGGTGAAGGCGTACGCCGAGGCGAACGCCGCCGCGCAGAAGGTGGCTGAAGAGCGCTTCGAGAAGCAGACGTCGGAGTGGAAGGCGGCCGCGAAGGCCGACCCCATCGTCACGCAGCTGGGCGGCTTCGAGAAGGTGGTGCGCGGGGCCGACCGGCTCCTCACCCGCTTCGACACCGACGGCAAGCTGTCTGGCCTGCTCGAGAGCAGTGGCCTCGCGTTCCACCCGGCCGTCGTCGGCTTCTTCGGGCAGCTCGCTGCGGCCCTCAAGGAAGACACCGTCACCGGCGCCGCGAACACGCCCGGTCCCTCCGCGTCGCAGGCCGACGAGATGGCGCGCCTCAAGGCGCTCTACCCCAAGTCCCCCCAGATGTTCCCGAACCTGAAGGAGTAAGCCATGGCCGCAATCAACGCATCCCTGCCGTCGATCCTCGACGTGCTGAAGGTCAAGAACCCCGACGGCTCGATGGCGAAGGTCATCGATCTCATGTCGATGCGCCGCGGCATCGTGCCCGAGGCCGTCTTCCTCGAGGGCAACCTCGACACCGGGCACCAGGTGACGACCCGCACGGGCCTCCCCTCGCCGACGTGGCGCCGCCTGAACGAGGGCGTGCTCCCCGGCAAGGTGCGCAACGATCAGTTCACCGAGACGTGCGGCATGATGGAGAGCAAGCACACCATCGACGTCGACCTTCCTGAGATGACGGGCCCGGCTGGCGCCGCGTACCGCGCCGAGCAGGACGACGCGCATCAGGCCAGCATGATGAACGAGGCCGAGAGCGGCGCGTTCTACCACTCGGTCGCCACGGCCCCGGAGAAGTTCTCCGGCCTCGCGCCGCGGTACGACTCCACCACGAAGGCGAACGCCGGCAGCCAGGTGCTGAAGCTGGACGCCGCCGCGTCGGGCGCCGATCAGACGTCCATCTGGCTTGTGAAGTGGGGCCCCAAGGGCACCTTCATGATGTACCCGAAAGGCACCCAGGCGGGCATCAAGCGCGTCGACATGGGCATTCAGAACATCGACGACGGCACCGGTGGCGGGAAGTCCTTCCTCGGGTACCAGACGAACTTCAAGTGGAAGCTCGGCATGGTGGTCGCCGACTACCGCTCGGTCGTCCGCATCTGCAACATCGACTGGACCAACCTGTCGAAGACGGGTGAGAACCTCATCCAGTTCATGATCGATGCGATGTACCAGCTGCACGAGCCCGACAACGGGCGGGTGGCCTGGTACTGCAACCGTCAGATCGCCGCGTACCTGCACCACCAGGCGCGAAACGGGGCGAAGAACGGCACCCTCGGCGTGGGCCAGGACGCCTTCGGCCGCGAGGTGACGACGGCGCTGGGCTACCCGATTCGGGTGTCCGACGCGATCCTCAACACCGAGGCCGTCGTCAGCTGATTCCGTCTCGAGCTCGACCGGTGCCTGGGAGGGGCCGGTCGAACTCACCCCTTCTCGCTGTCACGGAGCCTCACCATGATTCTCGACCTTCAGAACCTCGTCTCGGACTCGCAGGACCTCAGCCAGGCCGCTGGCAGCTACCTCTCCACCAACGCCATCGACCTCACGGGTGGCACGTTCACCAGCCCGGGCGGCTACGGGACGATCGCCCGCGACGCCGCGAAGGGCGAGGACCTCAACTTCTTCGTGCAGATCGATGAGACGTTCACCTCGGGCGGCGCCGCGACGCTGACCGTCGAGCTCATCATGTCGGCGAACTCCGACCTCTCGGGCTACGTGGTGCTGCACACCACGCCGGCCCTCGCGCTCGCCACGCTGGTCGCGGGGTACCTCATCCGCATCAGCGTGCCGAAGGCTGGCCTCACGTCGCGGTACCTCGGCGTGCGCTACACCATCGGCACGGCCACCACGACGGCCGGCACCTGCACCGCAGGAATCGCCGTCGACGTCGACACCTCGCCGCAGGTGATGCGCTGAGTTTCACCCCGCTGGGCTTCGGCTCGGCGGGGGTTTCTGCAGGGTGGAGCTGCCCGGAAAGCTCGCTGGCCTCATAAGCCGGAGATCGCTGGTTCAAATCCAGCCCCTGCATTTCCTCGCAACACCAGGAGCACGCCATGGCCAAGGACAACAAGGATCAGCCCACCCTCGCCGAGGTGTCGAAGCCCGCCCCGCTGCGGACCGACGCCCCGGGCCCGAACCTCGCCGCCACCGGCAAGGCCGCGAAGGCCTCCGTCGAGGAGCTCCGCGCGGCCATCAAGAACCACACGAAGTGCACGGGCCGCTTCCGCCTGACGCAGCAGCATTACCGCCTCGGCCGCATGTACGAGCCCGGCGACGTCATCGACCTCATCGACGACGTGCCCGGCAAGACGTGGGTGCCGTACGAAGACCCCGCCCCGCTGGCGCCGCCCGTCATCGGGAACACCGGTTCGGCCGTCGAGCAGGATCTCTGAGGTGATGCGTGGCGACCCTCACGAGCCCAGCGGCCCTCTGCAACATCGCCCTGGGCTTCGTGGGGCAGCGCGACAAGATCCTCAACCTCACCGAGGACACGGTGGCGGCCATCGCGTGCGCCACGCACTACCCGCTGGCGCGTGACGCCTGCCTCGAGGCGCACTGGTGGTCGTGGGCCACCAAGCGCCGAACCCTCGCCCTGCTGACGGGCGTCGAGCGCACCGGCTGGAGCTACGTCTACGCCGCGCCCACTGACTGGGTGTCCGTCAACGGCGCGCGCTACCTCGAGACGGGCGGCCGCCCTCGGCGCCCTGACTCCGACTACCCCTTCCTCGTCGAGCTCAACGACGCGGGAAACGCCTGCGTCATCGCCGCCGACGTCGAGACGCCCGAGCTCGTCTACACGCGGGCCGTCGAGTCGGTGGCCATCATGCCGGCGCTCTTCATCCACGCCGTGGCCGCCGAGCTCGCCGTTCGCCTCGCGCTCGAGCTGCCCGTGAAGCCCGGGCTGGCGCAGGGGCTCGGGCCCAAGGCGTACATGGCGCTGCAGACCGCCGTGGCTGCCGATCTCCGCCTCACCACCCGAGACGTGCCGCCCGACGCTGAACACGTTCGCGGGAGGTGACGCGTGTCGTCCATTCGTCAGACGAGCTTCGCAGCTGGTGAGCTCTCCCCGCTGCTGTGGGGCCGCACGGACCTCGGCCTGTACCGCCAGGGCCTGCGCCGCATGCGCGACTTCTTCCCCTCGCGGCACGGCATGGCCGTCTCGAGGCCCGGCACGCAGTACGTCGGGGCGCTCGCCGACCCGCTCACCAGCGCGATTCTCGTGCCCTTCATCGTCACCGACGAGGTGGGCTACCTGCTCGAGTTCAGCTTCTCCGGCACGGTGCGTGCCTGGCGCTCGGGCGCCGTGGTGTGGACGGGCACCGCGCCCTTCAACGTGGCTGGCGCTCGGGCCCCCGGGCCGCTGCAGTACGCGCAGAGCGGCGACCTCCTCACCATCGCCAACCGGGGCCGCGTGTACGAGTTCCGCCGCACGGGCGCGTCGACGTTCGTCTTCTCCGTCATGTCGTTTGCCCGGAAGGCGCCCGAGTGGGTGCAGCTGCCGAGCGGCGTGAAGACGACCGTGCCCTACCTCGACGTCACCACGCTGACGGGCAGCACCACGCTGACGCCCATGCGCCCATGGAAGTGGTGGGTGTCGGTGCTGCTGCGCGACGCACAGGGGCGCGTCTCCGAGACGGAAGGCTTCGAGGTGACGCAGACGGTGACGGTCGGCAACGTCGTCGCGACGTACGGCGGCCAGGCTGCCGTCGGGCTCGACCGGCCGGTGAAGATCAGCCGTCGACTCGCCGGCACGCTGTGGGCAGGCACGCGCACGTACGAGGTGCTGGGGTACAACTACTACCGCGGCGTCGGCGAGTACTCCGGCTTCATCGGCAGCTCGAAGAACGAGCTCGACTTCGTGGACGTCGGAGAGGAGCCCGACTACGCCACCCCGGCCCCGCGCGCTGTCGACCCGATGACGTGGACGACGCCGGCAGGTGCCGTCACCGACTCGCCCTTCACCGTCGCGTACTTCGACGACAAGCTCGTCTTCGGCGGCACCCTGGTGCGCCCTGCGACCGTGCTGGCCTCCGAGACGGGCAACTATATCGGCTGGCAAAAGCCGCCCGTGGTGCTCGACGACATGGCGCTGGAGTTCGAGCTCGCCGTGCGCAAGCGCGAGACGATTCGGGGCCTCGCCTCCCTGCAACGCCTGCTGCTGCTGACGGACGCGGGCGTTTGGTCGACGGGCGGCGAAGGCGGGCTGACGCCCCTCAGCATTCAGGCTCGGCTCATCTCCGAGGTGGGTGCGGCCTGGCTGCGTCCGGCCATCGTCGGCGGCGAGTTGATCTACGTGCGCAACAAGGGCACCGGCCTGCGCCTCGTTCGCCAGTCCGACGGCGCCCCGGGGCTGTTCTCGTCGGGTGACATCTCGTGGCACGCGTCGCACCTCTTCGAGCGGGTGGTGACGACGGGCGCCCCTGTGCAAACGCCTTCACCGGTGGCCATCACCGACTTGGCCTACCAGGAAGATCCGTGGAACCTCCTCTGGCTGGTGCGGGCCGACGGGAAGCTCATCACCCTGCAGTGGGACGGCGAGACGGCCGGCTACTCGCTGCACGAGACGGGGCCCTCGTACGGGGACAGGTTCGAAGCGGTGGCCGTGGTGCCCGAGGGTGACGAGGACGTCGTCTATGTGGTGGCAAAGCGCGGGCCCAACTACCAACTCGAGCGCTTCACCTCGCGGCTGAACCCCACCGAGTACGCCGGGTTGAACGCCCTCGACTGCGCCGTGCCCTTCGAGGAAGGCCCGCCTGTGGCGCTCATCGACCTGGGCGCGGCCGGTGCCGTGCTTGAAGGGCGGCAGGTGTGGGCCATCGCCGACGGCAACGCACCGGTGGGCCCGCTGACTGTGGTGGCCGGGAAGGTCGACCTGGCTGCGGCTGGGTTCGCCATGCGCACGTCGAACGGCCCCGGTGACGCCGTCTTTGGGTGGGTGGGGCTGCTCTTCGAGCCGGAGCTCGAGACGCTCGACGTGGCGGCCAGCGAGGCGCGCAACAAGCAGAAGACGGTGACGAAGGTGGCTGTCGAGGTGTCGGACTCGAAGGGCCTGAAGGCCGGCCAGTACGCCGACAAACTGACGCAGTGGAAGCAGCGCCGCCCGGGCGACGGGTACGGCGTGCCCTCGGCTGCCTCCGAGGTGGTGGAGATCCTCGTTCAAGGCGGCTGGGACTTGGGCGGCCGCGTCACCCTGAAGCAGTCGCTGCCGTTGCCCGTCACCGTGCTGGGCATCACCCGCGAGGTGGACGGTGGCGGCTGATGTTCGCCCCATGGTGCTTGAAGACTGCGTCGGGGTGCAGCTGCGCCGCGAGGACAGCCTCGAGTGCCGCATGTCGGGCGCACGCGACGACGGCGACGCGCTGCGCACCTCTCTGCGCCTGTCGCACGTCGCGCTCTGCTGGCGCATCGACGGCCGGCCCGCTGCCTTCTGCGGCCTCGTCGTCGACCGACCCCGCGAGGGCACGCCCTGGCTGCTGACGACGGACGAGGCCCGCAAGCACCCCCTGTCGCTGTACCGCATGGCGGCGCGCTTCATCGAGATGCAGCCCTGCGACGTGTTGCGCCAGCACGTCGACGCGGCCTACACGTCGGCCTTCCTGTGGCTGGAGCGCCTCGGCTTCGTCGTCGCAGACCCGGCACCCTGGGGCCCGTTCGGCCACCCCTTCCGCGCAGTCGAATGGAGACGTGAATGGACCCCCTGACTCTCATGTTGCTGGGCGGCGGCATCGAGCTCGTCTCGGGGCTCATCGGCACCGGGCTGTCGATGGACTCGGCGCGACGGGAGACGGAAGCCAACGCCGCGGAGCTCGAGCGCAGCGCGAACCTCGAGGTGCTGAAGGGGCTCGACGCGCTGAAGCAGGGCCAGACGGCCGTGGGGCGCCAGCGCATGAAGACGAGCGCCTACCGCTCCTCTCAGGCCGTCGGGTACGCGCGAGCTGGCGTCGACTCGTCGGTGGGCACGCCGGCCGACGTCGGGCTGGCCACCGAGAGAATCGGCGAGCTCGACGCCTCCACCCTCGAGAACAACGCCGTGCGCGCCGCGTTCGGCTTCAAGCAGTCGGCCCGGGCGATGCGCCGGCAGGCCGACAGCGTGCGCGCGCAGGGTGCTGCGGCGAACACGAAGGGCCTGCTGTCTGGCATCGGGCAGGTGTCGCAGGCTGGGCAGCGGGCCTTCAGCGTGTACTCGGACTCGAAGAAGGGCGGCTGACATGGCGATTCGCATTCCAGACGGGCCGTCGGTGGAGACGGCGCAGCTGCGCACGGTGGGGCCGAGCCTCATCGACGTGCCGGACGTCGGCGGCGCGGTGGCGCAGGCCGGGCAGCAGGTGGGCCGTGCGGTGGCCGACGTCGGGGCCACGATGCAGAAGGTGGAGCGCGAGGCCGACGCCCTGCGCATCACCCAGTCTCTGACGGAGTTCGAGCGCCGCACCACCAACGCGCTGCAGGGCGAGACGCTGGGCCCCATCGATGCGGCCTTCGAGGGCGCCCCGCGGCGGGCTGGCTACCTCGAGACGAAGGGGCTCAAGGCTGGCGAGGCGTCGCAGGAGACGCTCGAGGAGCTCCAGAAGAGCCTCGACGAGATCGGCGCGAAGCTGCTGCCCCGTCAGCAGGAGGCCTTCTACGCGCGCGCCAACGCCCTGCGCGAAGACGCTCGGCGCCGCGTCGAGGGCCACGTGGCCAGCGAGTTCCAGCGCGCCAAGGGCGACGGCGTGAAGGCCGCGAAGGCGGAGACGCTGCGCGTCGTCGGGGCCGATCCCCGCACCCCGGCGATGGGCCTGCGCATCGGGCTGGTGGACTCGGCCGTCGATGGGCTTTCCACCTCGCCCGAAGACGCAGCCGCAGAGAAGGCCGCCTTCCGGGGTGACGTCGCCCTGGTGCGCATTCAGGCCCTCGTGGGTGAAGGCGCCGTCGAAGAGGCTGAAGCCGTGGCCACCGAAGCGAAGGAATGGCTGGGCACGCGGAACGACGAGGTGCAGGCGCTGCTCAAGCGGGCCCGTGCCGGCGACGAGAAGAAGCGGCTGCAGGTGGCAGCCACGGCGCAGACGCAGAAGTGGGTGAAGGAGGCCACGCCGGCCGGTGGGTATGTCGACGAGTCGAAGGTGCTGCTCCATCTGCAGAGCACCCCGGCCGACGACCCGCGGCGCGAGGCGCTCGAGGTGGAGGTGCGCCAGGCGCTGCAGGTGGAAGACGCGCGCCGGAAGGCCGACACGCAGAAGCACCGCGAATTCGTGTGGCGGGCAGACCTGGGCAACGCGCAGCCGCCCGGCTCGAGCATCGCCTTCCTCGAGCAGTTCGACCCCGACTTCCTGCGCGGGCTGAAGAACGAGCGCGAAGCGCGGTGGCGCCGGTGGAAGGCCGACAGGGACGGCTCGAAGAGCGAGGCCGCGGCCGCACGTCGTCAGCAGGCGCTCGATGACAGGTTTCTGGCCGACAAGTTCGCGGCGCTGCCGCCCGAGGAGCAGGCGAAGACGACGCCCGAGGAATACTCGAAGGTGCTTGCTGCCGAGTTCCCCGACTTCAGCCCGAGCCGCAACGGGTACGCCGCCACCGAGAAGCACCGCGCCGAGACGGTGCAGCGGCTCGGCAAGGGGGACCTCGCCGACGAGCAGCGCTTCATGGCCGAGGCTGAGCGCGAAACCCTCCCGCTGGTGGTGACGAAGAAGAAGGGCAAGGACGTCGTCGACCCGCGCGTGCAGGGTGACCCGCGCTCCACCATCAGCGGCAACGCGGCGAAGTTCTACCGCTCGAAGCGCGCCGCCCTGGGGAGAGATCCAACGCCCGACGAGGCGCAGAAGTGGCTCGGCGAGTTCAAGCTCCAGCCTGAGGTGTCGTTCGGCAAGAGGCCCCTGCCTGCCGGCGCGCAGCCCGACTTCATGCCCGGCGGGTACGGTGCCCCGCTGCCCGCGAAGCCCGCCGTCGTCGCACCCCCGAAGACGCAGCGTCAGGCGGCTGAGGCCTGGCTGTCGGACAACCCCAACCACCCGAAGGCGGCCAGCGTGCGCGCCAAGCTGGAGTCGATGAAGTGAGCGAGCCCACGTTCGACCCCGACGCGTTCCTTGCCGACGAGGCACCCTTCGACCCTGACGCCTTCCTCGCCGACTCACCGGCCGAGCCCGTGGCGCCCGAGGCCATCACCAACGATGAGCTCGCCCTGCGCACCCGCGGGCCCACCGTCCCCCTGGGCAACGGCCAGTCCGTGCTGCGCTCGAGCTTCACCACCGAGGCGGCGCCCGCTGACGGCCCGGCCTTCACGTCCGACGGCACGCGCGTGCTGCCGAGCCTGCTGAACGCCAACGCCGGCACGGTGGACCCGGACGTCGTCGACGAGACGGCCGTGCGCAACGCGAAGCTGCGGCGGGCGTTCGAGCTCGCCAAGTCGAAGGACGGGCCCGCGCTGGGGCGCGCGGTCGAGATCAGCCGCGCCTTCAACGTGCCCGTGCGGCAGGTGCTGCCGAACCTCCCCGAGTTCGAGCGCGCGGCCGAGGCTGCGAAGTTCGACCCGGACGCCTTCTACCGAGACAACAAGCTCCTCGCCGACGTGATGGTGGACAGCCCCGAGACGATGGCGGCCGTCGTCGTCGACCCGAACGTGGGCCCCCTGGTGCAGGCCTTCCGCAAGGTGCAGGACCTCGGGCTGCCCAGCGCGCTCTCGACGGCCTTCAACTACGGCCCCGGGCTGATGGTGCAGGCGCCGGCCATGCTGGCCGAAAGCACGAAGCGCCTCTGGGACTTGGCCAACGGCGTCGACGTCGCGGCAGCCGACAAGCAGGCCGCCAGTGACGCGGCCGCTGCCACGTCGAAGCAGCGCAACGCCAAGCAGACGAAGTTCGACAGCCCCGAGGCCAAAGCCATCCGCGAGGCGGGCGACGTCGAGCGCACCGCCCTGACGCTGCAGCGCCGCTACCGCGAGGCGCGGGCGCAGTCCGACATGGCCAACGCTGCGAGCGACCTCGCGATGGCCGAGGCGAAAGACGAGCTCGGTCTGGGCGACGGCGGGCAGGCTGCGGCCGAGGCCGGGCGACGGGTGCAGGACGCTCGAGCTGCCTCACGGCCGCTGCTGCTCGGCGAGGGTGACGCGCTGGGCTTCGTGGGCGACAACCTGCAGGCCCTCGTCTCGACGTTCGACACCCTGGTGGGCAGCGCGAAGGGCATGGGCGCCGGTGGCGCGGTCGGCGCGCTGGTGGGTGGCGCGGTGGGTGGCGTCGGGACGAAGACGCCGGCCGGTGTGGTGGCGGGCGCGAAGGAAGGCGCGAAGCTGGGCGCCGAGAAGGGCCGCACCATCGGCGGCGTGCTGTCGGCCTTCCGTGCGGAACAGGGCGGGAAGTACCTCGACCTCCGTGACGCCGTCACCGACGACGGCGCGAAGCTGTCGAAGCTCGAAGCGCTCGGCGGCTCCGTCACCTACGGCCTGGTGGCGGCGTACCTCGAGAACCTCGGCACGCAGGCGCAGTTCGCCCCGGCCGCTGACGCGTTGAAGGGCCAGGTGCGCAAGCTGCTGCTGGGCGATCCGCTCTTCCGCTCGAAAGTGGCAGGCCTCGCTCGAGCGTGGGTGAACGGCGCCGGCACCGAGGCCGTCACCGAGGGCCTGCAGTCGACGGCTGACCAGGTCATCGTGTACGCGGCCAAGTCGCTGAAGGACGAGCGCCTGCAGCGCGGGCCGATGTTCAACCCCGAGCAGTCGCTCCAGGAGGCGCAGGGCGGGCTCTTCGGCGGCGCGGTCGTCACCGGCGCCACGTCCCTCAGCACCGTGGCCCTCGAGGCCATCAACACCGACACGGCGGCCGTCACCTCGCCCCGGCAGGTGGCCGTTATCGCCAGCCTTGCCGAGCAGCAGCCCGTGCGTGGTGCCCCGGCCGAGTTCGCCGAGGTGGTGCGCAGGGCGACGACCGAGGCAGGCGCGCCCGTGCGGGAGTTCTGGGTGGAGGCCTCTGCGCTGCAGCGGCTCAACCAGGAAGCCGGGCGGAATGACGAGCAGCTCGCGATGGAGCTCGGCGAGGCCGCAGGGCCCGAGGCGGTGCAGGCGTACCAAGCGGCCGTTGCCGAAGGCGGGCGCTTCCCGGTGCCCCTTGAGCAGGTGCTGACGACGTGGGCCGCTTCCCCCATGGGGCAGGCGCTGCTCGAGCACACCGCGACGTCGGAGACGGCCCCCACGGCTGCGCAGCTGACGGGCGAGAAGGCCGCGCTCGACGCCATTCGTCAGCACGCGCTGCAGATGGCTGAAAAGGCGCTCGAGGAGTCGGCCGACGAAGACGGCTTCGACGACGCCCTGGACACGATGCGGCGCGACATCATCGACGCCGGCCGCTCTGGCCGGGAGGCTCGCGACGCGGTGCAGGTGGTGCGCGCCTTCTACGCCACGGCGAAGGCCGACAACCCGAGCCTCACCTGGAAGAAGGTGCTCGAGACGGCGGGCCTGCTGCAGTTCGCCGAGGGCGACGACGGCGACACGAAGGTGCGCGTGAAGGCTGTGGACGCGGCCACCGACTTGCGGAACCTCCTCGACTTCGGCGGGCCGAACGAGACGCCGCTGTCCATCGAGCAGAAGGCCGAGCTGCTCTTCCGCGACGACGTCAGCGGCCTGCGCACCGCCGAGGGCTGGGAGCTGGCGAAGAAGCCCGAGGGCTTCATGGTGGCACAGGTGACGACGCCAGACGCGAAGGCGGTCAACGACAACCCCCAGGGCAGTCACGACGCGACGAATGCCCTGCTGGCCCGCATGGGCGCGGTGGTGGCGAAGCACGACGCGACGGCCGCACGCGCGGGCACCAACTTCTGGCTCCACGTGAAGGACCAGGCCGCGCTTGATGCGCTGATGGCGGACCTCCGCGCAGCGATGCCGGCGGGCATGACGGCGCACGGCGCGCTGGCCAGCACCCGCGAGCAGGCCGGGCGGAACCTCGACAAGGTGGTGGACGAGGCGCGCACGTCGGGCGTGGTGCCGCCTCGAGGCAAGACGGCCTACACCGGGCCGCTGGGCAACCTCGCCGAGGGCGTGCAGCTGCCAGCCACCCCGCTGGGCAACGAGCACCTCGCGGCGGTCGACGCCGAGGGCAAGTACGAGAGCCGCGAGCGGTTCGGCACCCGGGCCTTCCTCGACGACGTGGTGCCCGGCCTGCTGTCGCGTTTGGGCTTCCTCAAGTCGAAGGCGGCCAAGTTCGTGGCCAGCATGGACATGCGCGGCCTGCGCGACGTGAACATCGAGGCGGGCAAGCGCGCGGGCGATGTGCTGCTCACGTTCTTCGGTGATCAGTTGGTGGCGATGGGTGGGCACGCCTTCGCTGCGGCGCACATGTCGGGCGACGAGTACGCGATGAAGAGCGACTCGAAGGAAGCCCTCATCGAGATGCTCTCGGATCTTCGGGACGAGCTCGAGAGCACGACCGTGGTGGTGAAGGCGTGGCACACTCCCGTGCAGTCGCTGGCCGACGTCGAGAAGGTGGCCGGGCAGATCGGCACGAAGACCGAGGGCGTGCTCGTCGTCAATGGCACCGAGATGCCCTTCACCGGCGCCGCCGCGCTTGTGTCGATGGTGGAGTCACTGCCCGGCGGTTCAGTTGACGGGGTTGTGCGCATCAGCGCACAGTCTCTCTCACCAGCCCGGTTCCGCTTCGGGCTTGGAGAAGGAACGTATGGACAAGCCGACCGCGACCTCAACCGAAGGAAGCAGCTCGAGAAGCAAACCGGAGAAGGAGGAGTCGAGGCTGGTGACGTTGGAGGAGCTCGAAACACGGGGACCCCCGGTGACGATCTCCGCGAACGGCGTAGTTCTCTGGAACAGCGACGAGCCCGAGCTCAGTATCGAGGAGCGCCAGCGGCGAGTCCGTTTGTCGATGCAGCCGAAGGTGAAGCTGCCCAAGACGGAGGAGGAGATTTCGCAGGCAGCGAAGGAGATGGACGAACTGCCGTACGAGTAGCCCTCGCTGACCCCGAGGCCATCGCCTCGCTGGCGTCGGCCATCGGGCGCATGAAGACGCTGGTGCCTGAGCAGCAGGCCCGCGTCGCCCGCTACAAGGCCTTCCTCGCGTACGTCGAAGGCAGCGCCCCGCGCCCGAAATCTGCGGCCGGCGAGGCTGCTGGCCTGAAGCGCACCGAGCAGCTCGACATGCTGAAGCGGTTCGGCATCGACGACCCCGAAGGCACCTTCACCGAGCAGCGCCAGCTGGGCGGCATCGACGAGGGGCTGCGCCGGGCGAAGAAGAAGAAGACCGGCACCGCCAACCCGAACCAGGCCGAAGAGACGCGGCTGAAGTTGCTGCGCGGCGAGAAGCTCTTCTACCAAGACCAGGTGGTGAAGCCTCTGGCCGAGGTTGAAGCCGAGGCTGCCAAGGCCGGGGTGAAGCTCGACGTGAGCAACGGCGCGGTCATCGAGGTGTCGAGGATCGTGGTGCCCGAGGGCGAGCGCGGCAAAGGCATCGGCACCAAGGTGATGAAGCAGATCGTCGAGTTCGCCGACAGCGTGGGGAAGGCCGTTGCTCTCTCTCCCTCGGTCGACTTCGGCGGCTCGTCGGTGAAGAGGCTGGAGGCGTTCTACCGACGCTTCGGGTTCGTGCCAAACAAGGGGAAGAGCAAAGACTTCGCCACCAAGGCATCGATGGTTCGCCCCGCTCGCGAACGCCTCTTCCAGTCCGACGTCACCACGCCCGCCGTCTCTCCGCACAAGTTGAGCGACGGGCGCAGCATCATCGTTGAGCCCGGCGCCGAGGGCGCGGCTTCGCGCGTGTGGCTCGTTGACGTGCCCGTTCTTCGAGACATCTTGCAGCGCAACGAGGTGGAGCTTTCCAAGGCTGGAGACGACGAGTTGGTGGCAACGCTAAAGAGGACCAACGCCGCCATTTTCGCAGCCTTCGACGAGGGCAATCTGACCAAAGCAGCGGCGATCGCGGCCAGCGACGAGCGATGGGACGCCAGCTTCACGCTGTACAGCTCGCCAGACATCGACCCGACCAAAATCGGGAATCCGTTCCAACACCTGCACGGCGCCTTCACTGCGACGAAGGAAGAGATTCAAACCGGAGACTTCAACGTCGACTTCGACGCGAGTAGCGGCCAAGCGACCGGCCTCGACACCAACGAGAGGCGCAGCGCGTGGGAGTCCCTCTCCGACGATAACAGGCAAACGGTCCAGGTCGCGCTCGACGAGTACGAGGCCGCCACCGGACGCATGCAGCAGGACGAGGCCAACATGCGCTCGAGCCCCCGCGGCTACTTCGAGCGCCCACCCCCAGGCGCTGAGGGCGTGGCTCGCGTGATGAAGGTGTTCCTCAACAAGAAGGCCGACGCGTCGACGGTGTTCCACGAGTCGGCGCACGGCTTCCTCGAGATGCTCGGCAACCTGGCCGAGGCCGAAGGTGCGGGGGCCCGCACGAAGCAGCAGTGGGCCGACACCCTGAAGTGGCTGGGCGTCTCGTCGCGTGCCGAGGTGAAGCGCGACCAGCACGAGAAGTTCGCCCGCGCCTTCGAGGCCTTCCTGCGTGAGGGCCGCGCACCAGCGAAGGGCCTGTGGGGCACCTTCAACCGCGCGAAGGCGTGGCTGACGCGCATCTACAAGCAGGTGGCGCAGCTCGACGTCGAGCTCGACGACGACATTCGCCGCATCTTCAGCCGCCTGCTGGCCACCGACGAGGAGATCGCCCGGGCCAACGGCAAGCGCGGCGCCTCACCCTGGGAAACAGCCGAAGAGGCCGGCATGTCGCCCGAGGCGTGGCAGGAGTACCAGGACGCCGATAAGGAGGCGCTCGCGTTCGCCACCCGCGAAGCGCAGGCGCGCTTCACCCGCGAGGCCCTCGAAGACGCCGAGCGCGACTTCGCCGAGCAGCTGGCCGCTGCACGCAAGGACGCCGAGGCTGAGTACGAAGCCCTGCCGGCGCGGAAGGCTGCCCGGTACCTCGACGGGCAGGCGAAGGACTTGCTCGACGCAGGGCTGGCGATGGCCCCGGTGGTGCTCGACCGCTCGGCAGTCGAGTCGGCGGTGGGCGCGACGGGCGTGCGCAAGTTCCGCACCCGCAAGCAGGGCGGCGCGCAGCCTGACGAGGTGGCCACCCTCGTTGGCTACCCGACGGGCAAGGACATGCTGCAGGCCATCGCCTCGCTGCCCCCGGCCGTGAAGTGGGTGGAGCAACGGGCGCAGGCCCTCGCCGAAGAGCGCGACGCGGCCGGTGCTGCGGAGCTGGCCCGGCTGCGCAAGGACGTCGAGAGCGGCGTGCAGGCGTACGTCGAGGCGCGCCTCGCCCGCGAATGGACGGAGCTTGGCCGGCGGGCAGAGCCGGGCTCTGACGTCTCGGAGCTCGGCCGACAGGTGGCGCTCGAGATGCTGCGCCAGGCCTCGCGCCTCATTGTCGAGCGCCAGCGCGTGGGCACCCTCTCGCCCGCGAAGGTGCTGGGCCGGGAGCGCGCGGCCGCGGTGAAGGTGCGCAACGCCGCACGCACGGGGAACATGGACGCGGCGCGCGACTGGTTCCGAGAGCAGACACTGCAGGCGTACACGCACGGAGCGACGCTGGACGCCATCAAGGAGCGCGACCGCTTCGAGAAGATGGCCTCGGGCCTCACCGAGACTGCCGCACGTGCACGCCTTGGAAAGGCCTCCCCTTCCCTGCGTGACGCCGTCGACTACCTGCTGGGCGTCTTCGGTTTGGGCGCTGAGACGGAACTGACGGGCGAGACACTGCAGGCCGCGGCGGCGGTGCTCGAGGAGTCGGGCGGTGTGCCCGGCGACTGGCTGGAGGCGCTGCAGGTGCCGGAGCTTCAAGGCAGCGGCGACTGGCGGAACCTCTCGGTGGCGAACCTGCGGCACCTCGACGCGGCTCTGCGCCAACTGCTGGCCGAGGCCCGGTTCCGCAACGAGGTGATGGTCGGCGAACGGATGGCCGACATCGAGGCGACCGAGGCGGCGGCGCTTGCTGAAATCGAGTCGACGCTGCCAGCGCTTCGCGCGCCTGGTTCTTCAACGTCTGACAGTACTGTCGATGTGGCCATGAGTTTCCTGTCTGCCTCAGACGGGTACCTCACCAACCCGGTCGACCTGATTCGAGACCTCACGGGCGACAACATCGACAGCACGCTCTTCAAGGCCATCATCGACCCGATGCGCCGCGCTCGAGACAAGAAGGTCGACCTGCTGAAGAAGTCGGTGCAGCCAATCACCGACGCCATCGAGGCGATGCCCGAGGAGTTGAAAAATCGACTCTCGGACGCCGTCGACGGGAACCGGCTCTTCCCCAACCACATCGAAGAGCTTCAGCCCCCGCGCATGGTGCACGAACTGCTCGTGCTGGCCCTGAATGTCGGCAACCCGGGCAACCTGCAACGCCTCACTGACGGCCGGCGCATCACCGTCGAGGAGGTGGCGCGAGCCATCGACACCCTGCCCGACGCCGCGCTGCGCTGGGTCCAAACGGTGTGGGATGCGAACGAGTCGCTGAAGGGCGAGGCCTTTGACCTCGAAGAGCGCGTCACCGGCATCCGGCCGCAGGGCGTGGAACGTCAGCCGTTCCGCCTGCCGTCAGGGCGAGTGCTCGAGGGCGGGTACGTCCCGGCCGTGTACGACGTGCGCGCCTCGTTGCTTGGGCAGAAACAGCAGGACGAGAAGCTGGCGGCGGCGTTTGACCCTCACTTCGTTCGAGCTGGCACCAGCCACAACCACCTGAAGTCCAGGTCGAAGGAGGTGACCGAGCACGCCATCTCTCTCGATATGCACGTCGTTTACCGCCACCTGTCGCAGGTCGCGCACGACATCGCCTTCCGTGAAACCATCATGTCGGTGGGGCGGCTGGTGCTGCGGCCTGCCATGCAGAAGGCCTTCAACAAATACCTCGGCGATAAGAAGACGCGCGGGATTTGGCGCTGGCTGACCGACGTCGGGAGCAACACCGGCGCCGACGTGACGGTGGCCGACAAGCTGATGTCGTTCGCTCGCTCTGAGGGCTCACGCATCCTGCTGGGCTGGAAGCCGTCGACGGCCTTCGGCGACTTGGCCAACCCCTTCGCTGCGGTGGCCAGCACGCCGCTGAAGATGAAGTTTCTGGCCATGGGCATTCGCGACTTCGGCCGCGCGCCGTTTGCCGCTCGCGAGGCGGCTCTGGCTGCGTCGCCGTGGCTCAGGACGATGGTGGACAACACGAAGCAGCAGTTCGACCTGCAGGTGAAAAAGATTCTCAAGAAGGACCTGCCGGCGCCGCTGCGCTGGTACCGCGATCACGCCTTTTGGTTCATGGAGACGGTGGCGGTGGCGACCACCACGCCGACGTGGATGGGTGCCGTGAAGCAGGCGCTCGCCGAAGGCAGGACGCAGGAGGAGTCGGTGCGGTTCGCCGACGACGTGCTGTCTCAGGCGTGGCCGTCTCACTCGCCCGTCGACCAGGCGGCCATTCTTCGAGACAAGGGAGTCGGTGGACGGCTGACTGTCTTCTACGGCTACCTCAGCGTCGCGTACCGCGCACAGCGCCGCATCATCAGGCCGCTGTTCGAGCGCGAATTTCTGGACGCCACCATTGGGCCGCAGGTGAAGACGGTGGCGGGCGTCTCTGTTCGCCTGCTCGGGTTCCTCACTGCGTACGCCGCGCTGGGCGAGCTCCTCATGGGGCGTGGGCCAGAAGAGGGAGACGAGGACGAGGAGGAGCCGAACAACCCGCTCCTGCGGTGGCGCAATTGGTACCTCCGAAAGCTGGCGACGGCCCCGGTCCAGGCGCTGCCCTTCGTCGACTGGGCGCGCGCCATCGACGCTGCAGTGCTCGGGAAGCGCGCGCCGAGCGCTCGCGGCAGCCCGGTCGCCACGCTGACCGAGTTGATCACCAAGGACATCGGGACGGCGCTCAACGGCGACAAGCCGGCGCTCGACCGCGTGCTGGCCGTCCTGAAGCTGGCGCTCGAAGCCAAGGGGCTCTCTCCGGGCCCTGTGAGCACACAAGGCAAGTACCTGCTCGACGTCACCCTGGGCGATCTCCCGGTCGAGGACCCTCTCGATGTCACCTCAGGCCTCATGTACGGCCAGCGGAAGAACCAGCCGGCCAACATCTTCAGGCCGCTGGTGCAGTGAAGCAGTCCGCAGCCGGGCGCAGTCTCCGGCCATGACCGTGAGCAGCGAAGTGCGCAGCGTGGAGTACGACGGAGACGGCGTCACCGAGGACTTCCCGGTTCCGTTCGAGGTGCTCGAAGCGTCACACGTCAAGGTGACGTATTACCCCATCGTGGGCGGCGCCATCGTGCTGGTGCAAGGCGTCAACCCCGGTGGGTACAACGTCGCCCCCACGCTCGATGAAGTGACGGAGGTCTGGCCGCTCACCGCATCGACGCCGATGCCGAGCGACGGCAGCTACATCGTCGTCGAGCGCGTGGTGCCGGTGACGCAGGTCGTCGACTTGACCAACCAGGGCAGCTTCGATGCCACGACGCACGAGGAGATTGCCGACCTCGGGGTGATGGTGGACCAACAATTGCTCGACCGCATCAAGGCGCTCGAGTCGGCCGGCGCTCCTGGCTCCGTGCTGGCTGGCAACGGGCTCGAGTTCGCTGGCGACCTCGTCACCCTCTACGTCGAGCCCGACGGCGATGGCTCGATTGAGGCTCCTTCGACCGGTGTGCGGGTGGGCGTGCTGGCCACCGATGCGCAGCACGGCAACCGCGGCGGTGGGGCGCTGCACGCGAACGCCGTCTCGGCCGGTGCTGCGGGGTTTCAAAGCGGCACCGACAAGGCGCGCGCCGACGCCCTGTGGACCCGCAGTCTCACGGCCGGTGCAGGCCTCACGGGCGGTGGCGACCTCCAGGCAAACCGCACGTTCGACGTCGGGGCCAACGCAGACGGCTCAATCGCCGTGAACGCCAACGACATTCAGGTGGGCATCCTTGCTACGGACGCGCAGCACGGCGTGCGAGGCGGTGGCACTCAGCACGCGGTGGCAACGACGGGCGCCGCTGGCTTCATGAGCGCCGCAGACAAGACGAAGCTCGACGGCGTGGTGACGCATGACGAGCTCGAAGCGTCGTTCGACCTCGACAACAGCATCAAGACGACGGACGCCACGCCCTTCACCATTTTGTCGTGGACGCCTGCCGACGACTCGGTGGAGCACTTCGAGGCGCAGGTGGTGGGGCTCACCCAAAATGCTGCGAAGGCGGCCGGGTACAAGATTGTCGGCACGGCGCGCCGCAATGACGGCACGACGTCACTGGTGGGCGCGCTCGTCATCGACACGAACGAGACGACGGCCGGGTGGGACGCCACTATCGACGCGAGCTCGCCGTCCCTGCGCGTGCGCGTGACGGGCGAGGCAGCCACCACCATTCTCTGGAGCGTCATCGTCCGCCGGCGCCGGCAGTCCTACGCGAGCTGAGATTCGGTCCGCACCCGGGGTGAAGGTGTCGCCCATGCGCACCTTCCTCCTTGCCGTGCTTCTCACCGCTGGGCTGGCTGTCGCGGCCACCGGCATCAGCCTCAACACAGGCGTCCGAACCGAGCTCACCGACTGCGCCTCGGGCGGCAGTTCGAGCGCGACGTTGAAGCCCAACACCACCTACCTCTTCCGCGTCACCGACTCCGACACCTTCCTGTGCTTCGCTGGCACGTGCGCGGCCGCCGGGGAGAAGTTCCCGGTCGGCACGGTGATGCTCTTCGCGACGACGAACAACAACGGCAGCGACGTCACCATCAGCTGCCGCTCGGCCGCATCGACCGGTGACCTCATCTTCACGCAGGCCCAGTGATGCTGGCCCTGACCGTCGCGCTGGTGCTCGGCCAAGTGCTCGCGCTGCCCAACCCCGCGGGGCCCATCTTCTCGCAGCCGTCGCTGAGATCTGGCGCCTTCTTCGAGTTCGCCCCGGCCTCGGGCGCGGGCATGGGCACCGCGTGCGCCTGCACGACGCCGACCGGCGCGAAGGGCGAGGCGATGACGTTCACCCGCACTGGCAGCGCGACGTGCTCCCCTGTCGGGCTCGCCACCACCGGCATCACCAACGCGTCGCTCGTCGAGTGCGCAGGCAATCTCCCGCGCGTCGAGTCGTCCGGCGGCGTGCTCGGCCTCCGCGTCGAGGGCGCCCGCACCAACGTCCTGACTCGCTTCATCGACTACGCCAACGCGACGTGGGCAGACGTGGCGACGCCGACACTCACGGGCGCGCAGGTGTCTCCGTGGACGGGCACCTACGCCAACCTCGCCGTGCAGTTCGACGACAACGACGCCGTAGCGTTCGAGGGTCGCACGCAGACGGTCACCGTCACGGCGGCGACGCAGTACGTGATGTCGTGCTTCGTGAAGGCAGGCACGCTCAACACCGCGCGTCTCTCGCTCGACGGCACGACGGCCGACTTCACCGGCCTCTCGTCGACGACATGGAGCCTCGTCACCGTCACCGACGCGTCATCCTCAGGCGTTGCCATCGCGGCGCAGGCGCTCAACGGTTCGACGGCGGCGGCCACCGGCACGGTCGTCTGGGGCGGTTGTCAGGTGGAGGCAGGGGCCTACGCCACATCGATGATTCCCACCGTCGCTGCGGGCGTGACGCGGAATGAGGACATCCCTGTCTTCTCTGTGACGCGACAGGTGACAACGGGCTCGATTGCGATGTCGGTCGACCCGATGTCCATAATCGGAGCCGCCGCCTACTGGGCCGCCACCGACACAAACGGGCGCATCCCCTACGGCGCGTCGAACGTCGTCATCTTGTTTGACGGAACCACCACGCCGAGCGTCGCTCCGGTTCCGGCCTATGCACCGGGCACAATCTCCAGAATTGGCGGTTTCTGGGGGGCTGGCTCGATGACTGTGTTTGGTGGGTCAGCCACCGCATCGTCGGCGTTTGACGGCGCAATGGGTTCAGCCGGCTCGACACTGACGCTCGGCGGCTCGGCGGCTGGCGGCGTCCCGTTTGACGGCATCTACAGCCGCATTTGTTACGACCCCTCTCCCTCTAGGTGCCGCTGATGAACTCCAAACTCCGTAGTCTTCTCGTCGGCGTCGGTGTCTTTGTCGTCGGCGGCGTCTCGTTCACCGTCTACCGCCGCGAGCCGCCCGGTCAGAGCATCGCCAACCTCCGCGACGCGGGGCTTTTCTCCGAGCGCACGGACCGCTTTGTCCTCGCGTGCCCGGAGAAAATCACCGCCGCGACGGCGCGCTACCTCAAGAACAACGACTACGGCACGTTCCG